ATCACTTTGCTTAGTGGAAGTTGCAGCGAGACTTGGTAGTGGAAGAGAAGCTGCGGAGACCGGTAAGGCTGTTCCACCTGAGATGCCTTGAACTGAAAGCACATCAGTAGAAGACGAACCAGCAGTACCAAGAGCCGGTTGTTTTGCAGCGGTGGCGGCCCCAGTTGGCAGCGAAACGGTACCACTTACATTGGTAACATTCCAAACACCTGACTGAGTTGCAGCTACAGTACCGGACACAGGCTGAGTTACAGCAGAACCGTCTACCTTAATTGCTGTGGCGTTCGCAGCAGTGTTAGCAAGACTTACCTGAACTGGAGTAGTGGAAGTCCCAATCTCAGTTCCACTCGCATTACGTAGATTTACGAAGCCTGCGCGCTGTGCAGTGAATTGCCACATACCCTGTTGACCAGTAGTCAGTGGGTTATTAGTCGCAGTAGTCTGGAAGAAACCACCTGCGGGGGCAAGGATACTGGTGCCAGCCGTAAAGCTAGCTTGATCAGTAGCGCTAGCCCCTGAACCGGAGCAATTAGCGCACTGAACATTTAGGTTATTAGAGGTGGACGCGATGATATTTCCCGAACCGTCTACGATTTGGGTCTTCTGGCCGCCACTAGTCTGATTGGCGGAAGTTGACACAGCAGCTAGAATAGCCGCAAGCCGGGCATTCACTGTGTTAGCAGATGGGGATGCCCCTGTGCCGAGGTCAACAATCGACCCGAGAGCGTACGCCCCAGAGACTGCAGTTACAGGGCCACCACCACCGCCTCCACCGCCCCCAGTGACAGCAATCGATCCGTCTGCTGCGGGTATAATACAGTTATGAGGGGCATTGGGGTCACATACAATCACACTTTCCCGAATAACTGGGAACGACGCGGCAAAACTTGGAGTACCAGGAGACCCTAGTAGCGCCAGAGCTAGACCAATTTTAAGATACTTCTTCATGTTCTATCTCTTTTCCTATCTCGTCTGTTTTTGAAGCGGGTCTTTGAGAAACTCATTATTCTGTTCCATTGTTTTAGTTGGACGTAAATTCTTCGCTGCTGCCGTAATTGACGGAACTGTCATGTTATTAGTCATAAACTTCGTCAAAGGACTTGGCGTATACCCGGTATTTCTTAATAGTTGCTGCCTTACAAATTGATTATCGGATATAATACCACCAAGAGTATTTGCGATTTTTCGACCAGCAAGTCCGCCTGCTGCGGCTCCGGTAACTAGGGCACCCGCTCCAGATCCTAAACCCAAGGCTCCTGCGCCATATAAACCTAATTCTCCAATAGCTGCTCCTAGGGCTGTATGACCGAGAATTCTCTTAGTGCTCGATCCTTTCATAGGTCCTGTGTCTAGTCCGGGTAACCGTTGGCCTATGTCTGATAGTACCTGAAGAGGTGATTTAGTGTAATTTGGGTTATAGTCGAAGTTACTATTAACAGCCCCCTGAAGATCTGACATTTTGAATTTACCGCTTGGATTATTCTTTACAAGATCTTCTAGAGTTTTATAGTTCTTGTATTGAAGGAGCGCTTTATTAAGGGCTGCAGCGTCTTCCGGTGTACTGCCAGCAGACATAGCCTTTTCAGCAACACCACGCATAGCCTGACCAGCTCTTCGGATTGCAGCATCACTATGATTTTGAAGTTTAGCTAAATCGCCACCTTCAGAAACTATAGTCTGGAGTTGTTCCCCTGTAAGTTTCCCAGAACTCCGGGTCACTCTCTTAAGATTATTGACGACGTCTCTGAGACGATCAATACCATCTACACTTGCCCCATTGTCTTTAGCATTTAGTATTTCTTGAGACAGATCGGTAAATAGTTGAGTTAGCGGTTTTTTACCTGTAAGAACTTGACGTGAGCGCACATCGTTAATAGTCGCTCCGATATTGTCCTTAGCGACTGCCATTACATTCTTTGTTTGGCCATTCGGTAGTTTGATAGTACTTGCAAACCCATTGGGCATCTGATCGGGGGTTAGTCCAATAGTGCTTCCAACAGCTTCCATCATTCGTTGTGGCTGAGCTGCAGCACTGTCTCTGTACCCAAAAGCCCCGCGATCAATCAACTTCTGGTCTGCGTCTGCAAATTTCTCTGCGGGTGTGGTAGGAAGACGTCCAGATGGAAGACTTGCGTCTGTACCCTGAATTTGGGTAGCGCGAACAGCACCTTTACCTTCGAGAAGACCGAATTGATCTAGATCACGCGTTAGGTCATTGACGAATTGGCTAGTCTTAGGCGCAACTGCATTGACAACTGAGGACCCAACTTTATTAATTACAGGATTGGCGAATGCACCAATTGCAGCCCCAGTTTTGAATTTGTCTGCAGCGGACTGACTTGAGTCAGGGCTCATTAGTGCATTAGACGCACCGCCTTGAAGCGCTCCACTAGTTGCTAGGGACGCATTCCGTAAGAATGAGCTACCCTTAGCACCACCCCCAAGGAATTCCATAAGTGGTGCGGCTTTAGGCGCGATCTGAGCAAACTTCGATCCAACACCCGCAGCCCCACCCAGCGCAAGTGTCGTAGGAACTACTTGTCCGGCAAATCGACCCGCATCATTCCAGAACAGACCAGAATGAAGTGCGTCATACTGATCTCGATTAGATTGTATTGCGCGAAGTGCGGTTGAGTCGTCTGTGCCAGGTAGAATTCGCCCAACATTTTCCGCAACGTCGAGTGCACCTTGGCCAATAGACCCTAGAGGATCATTGACTTTCTTCCCCTTGAACTGCAGGGAACCGTTCGGGTCTACATAATAGCTCCCTTGAGGGATCTTGTCGGGGGTGACGTCGTCCGATTGGAAGTAAAGTGGAGTGCCCTTAAAGAGAGAGCCACCAGTTTTGGGATCAGGAGTTAGATCACCTGTGGCCCGATAACGGTGTGCTGCTTCTTGTTGAGCGGCTGAACCGATAGGGTTACTTGTTCCCGCACTTACAACACTTTCATCGGGACCTGAAGTACGGCCCATCGCCCTATCAATTTCGGGATCACCATAACTCGCAACGCCTCCTGAGGCTGCAGAATTCGGGACACGCCCCATAGCGGCAGCCGTCTCTGGATCGTACCCTAGGTCCGCGTCTTCAG